TTACAGCCGTATGGTGCTTGTGAAGGCTACGGCTTTGCCCAGAATGCGGATGTGGGACAGGGTTTCTCCCTCATATTCCATGTCGGGGTAAACGGGGTTGCAGGCCCGCAGGGTGATGCGGTCGCTGCCGGGGGTGTAGTACACTCGCTTCAAGGTGGCCTCCTCGCCGATGAGGACAGCGGCGATCTCTCCGTTTTCCACCATGGGCCGCTCCTTGATATACACGATATCCCCGTCGAAAATACGGGCGTTAACCATGCTGTCCCCCTTGCAGCGGAGAGAGAAATCCGCGTCGATATTATCGGGTACAGAAACCATATCCTCCGTGTTTTCTACCGCCAGAATGGGTTTCCCGCAGGCAATGGTGCCGATGAGGGGAATGCGCTTCATTTTCGGCATGGGAAGAATGTTGTCCGGGAGGGTGGGGGCTGCGGCAGTCAAAGACGGGTCATCGCTCCAGCCCATGAGAAATGCGGGGGTGGTGTGCAGGGCCTTGGCAATGGCCTCGATTTTGTCCGCGGGAATATTGGCAATGATGCTGTTTTCATATTTATACAGGTTCTGCTTGGAGGTGCCGATTTGCTCAGCCAATTGGGTCTGGGCGATGCCCAGAGACTCCCGTCTGTATTTGATGCGTTCGCCGATTTTCATTTGTGTCAGCTCCTTGTTGTGTCAATGTCAAGGAATTCGCGGACCGTCGAGGGCGACGGTCCCTACAGATTGGGGTGCTTTTTCCTTGGTCATGGATGTTGGGTAACTTTATTATATCTGCGGTAACTTAAAAAGTCAATTGCAATATCTTGACAAGTTACAATTATTTTGATACCATGCAGCTATCCGAAAGAGATAATAATATATCTGCAACAGATAAGGAGTGAGACATGGTTCAAACAGACAGGCTGAAATGGGAGATGGAGACACAGGGGCTTACTGCTGCACAGGTGGCGTGGCATCTTGGGATCAGTGAGCAGTGCTATTGCAAAAAGCTGCAGTCGGGGAAATTCGGTACCCAGGATATCCTGCTGCTGACAGAGCTGCTGGAGCTAAAGCACCCCGAAGCTATTTTTTTTGCATAAGGGTAACTTTATAAGTTACAACAGAGGGGAGGTGATACTGTGCCCGATTGTAATTGGGAGGATATGAAAACGGAATATGTGACCACAAATATCAGTAAAACCAAGCTGGCGGAGAAATACGGGGTGCCTTTGGGACAGGTGCAGTACCGCAGTATGGCGGAGCAGTGGAGTCAACTGCGGCGCAGGCACCGTGACCGTGTCATGGCCAAGACCTCGGATCGTATGGCGGATGAGGCGGCGGAGCGTATGGCGCGGCTCATGGGCAGCACCGACAAGCTTATGGATGCGGCCTTGGATGCTTTGGACGATCCCAAGCAGTTTTATCGGTATATTGTGAAGGAAAAGGACGAGGAGGGCACCCATACCACGGAGGCGGTGTTTGATAAGGCGGACACCAAGGCCATGAAGGATATGGGAACGGTGCTGGAAAAGCTGACGGGGCTGACTCGTGATTTGTATGGGCTGCCCGACCGTGAGCAGGAACTGCGGGAGCAGCTGGCACGGCAGCGGCTGGAGCAGGCGGAAAAGAATGCTGACGGCATTGAAGTGGTGTTTGGAGAGGATGCGGCGGAGTGGAGCAGGTAAGACCTCTCAGTCTCGCATTCGCTCGACAGCTCTCCTTTTATGGAGAGCCCAGTGTGTCAAAGAACGGTTTTCCCCTCGCCTCCCTCTGATGAGGGAGGTGTCAGCCGAAGGCTGACGGAGGGAGAGATTATCAAAAACAGCAAAATTTCAGGCAAAATCTCGCATTTATGGTATCTCTCCCCCAGTCTCGCTACGCTCGACAGCCCCCTCGTCAGAGGGGGCCAAGGTTGTGCGGTACTTTTTTGACAGTCTGAGCTCTTCTTTTAAGGAGAGCCTTATAGGAGGTGCTATGAAACAACTGAAGATCGATCCGCCCAACGAGAAGCAGAAGCTGTTTCTTACGGCGGACTGTAAGCACATCGGCTTCGGGGGAGCCCGCGGTGGCGGGAAAAGCTGGTGTGTGCGGGTGAAGGCAGTGCTGCTGTGTCTGCGATATGGGGGCATTAAAGTGCTCATTGTCCGCCGTACATATCCTGAGCTGTTGAATAACCACATCAATCCCCTGCTGGAGCTGCTCCATGGCATTGCCAAATACAACAAGACCGAAAAGGTATTCAATTTTCCAAACGGCTCCGCCATCTCTTTCGGATATTGCAATGCCGACCGAGATCTGGGGCGGTATCAGGGGGCGGAGTATGATGTGATCTTTCTGGACGAGGCCACACAGCTCCGTGAGGATTGGATCCGCCGCATTACCGCCTCCGTCCGTGGGGTAAACAAGTTTCCCAAACGGGTGTATTACACCTGCAACCCGGGAGGCCCGTCTCACGGATATTTCAAGCGGCTGTTTATCGACAGGCAGTTTCGGCAGGGGGAGGAGCCCGAGGACTATGTGTTCATCCAAAGTCTGGTGACGGACAACAAGGCCTTGATGGAGAGTCAGCCGGACTATATCAAGCAGCTGGAGGCACTGCCCCCAAAGCTGCGGGAGGCGTGGCTCTACGGACGATGGGATATTTTCGAGGGACAGTTCTTCGAGGACTTCCGCACGGAGCCTGACCCTGTGCTGTGCGAGGCGGCGGGGATTAGCCCGGAAGAGGCGGTGGGGCAGCATCGATTCACCCACGTCATCAAGCCCTTTGATTTGAACAGAGGGGACAAGCGGGCATGGAACATTATGCGCAGCTATGACTTTGGGTATAACAAGCCCTTCTCCCTTGGGTACTGGGCCATCGATCCCGATGGGGTGCTGTACCGCATCGCGGAAATCTATGGCTGTACCGCTACTCCCGATGAGGGGGTGAAGCAGACCCCCGATGAACAGTTTCGGCGGATCGCGGCCTTTGAGCGGGAGCACCCATGGCTGAAGGGGCGGAAAATCACAGACAGTGTGGCGGACCCCGCCATTTGGGATGCCAGCCGCGGGGAAAGCATTGCGGATACGGCGGCACGGTACGGCATTTACTTCACGCCCGGGGACAATGAGCGCATTCCCGGCTGGATGCAGGTGCATTACCGTTTGCAGTTCGACGAGAACGGCTATGCGCGGATGTATGTGTTTGATACCTGCAAGGCCTTTATCCGCACCATGCCCCTAATGATGTACAGTCCCACACGGCCCGAGGATCTGGATACCACGCTGGAGGATCATGTGGCGGACGAGGTGCGCTATATGTGTATGTCCAAGCCCGTGCGGCCTGTGGTGAAGGAGGAAGGGTTGGTGTACCTGACCGACCCGCTGAACCAAATGAAATAATAGGCTCTCCTTTTAAGGAGAGCCGGCATTTGTGAGCTTGCGAGCAAATGACTGAGAGGTTTAATTAAAGCATGCGAGTGGACGGAGAAATCCCCCCTGTCCTCGCAGGCTCGGACATCCCCCCTTTAGGCAAGGGGGGTAATAAGGAAGGGAGATTGAAATTTGAACGAAGATCATTTGATACGAGATACCCCTGTGATCGGGGAGGAGCAGGTGAAGGCACTGACTGCCGTCCTGCAAAAATACAAAACAGGCAAGGCGCAGACCGAGCGGCGCATCCTTGCCAGTGAGAATTGGTGGAAGCTGCGCAATACCATGGAGGAGCAGCACCTTGCCCATGACAAGAGCTTTCGCTCTGTCAGCGGCTGGCTCCACAATGTCATCGTATCCAAGCATGCGGACATGATGGATGCCTATCCCGCTCCCGTGATTTTGCCCCGTGAGGCATCGGATAAGGAGCAGGCACGGCTGCTGAGCAAGATTTTGCCCTGTGTGCTGGAGCAGAATCGCTTTGAGCATACCTACTCTCATGTCATGTGGCAGAAGTTGAAAACAGGCACAGGGGTGTACAAGGTGGTATGGGATGCAAGCAAGCTGAACGGCTTGGGTGACATTGCCATTGAGCGGGTGAATCTGCTGAACCTGTTTTGGGAGCCGGGGGTCACGGACATCCGACACTCCCGCTATGTGTTCCATACGGAGGCGGTGGATAAGGAGCTGCTCCGTGAGCAATATCCCGAGCTGCTGTCCGGGAAGCTGAAAAGCGGTGGCTTTATTGCCACACGCTTCCTCTACGATGATGCGGTGGATACATCTGACAAAGTGACCGTGGTGGAGGCCTATTACCACAAGCCCATCGACGGGGTGAACACCCTGCAGTATGTGAAGTATGTGGAGGATGTGGTGCTCTATGCTACGGAAAACGATCCCCTGCTGGCAGGCACGGGCCTGTACGACCATGGGCGTTATCCCTTTGTGTTCGATGCCTTGTTCCCTGTGGAGGGCAGTCCCTGCGGCTACGGCTTTGTGGACCTGTGCAAGAACCCCCAGACAGAGATCGATTTGATGAAGACCGCCTTCGTGAAAAATGCCATGGTGGGGGCAACCCCTCGATACTTCTCCCGTGGGGACGGCACTGTCAATGAGGGAGAATTTCTGGACTTGAGCGCACCCATTGTCCATACCACGGGCTCTGTGAACGAGGATCATCTTCGCCGCATCGAGCATACGGGTCTGGACGGCAACTATGTGGCAGTGCTGGATCGCACCATTCAGGAACTGCGTGAGACCAGCGGCAACACCGAGACCTCTACGGGCAATATTGCATCGGGGGTTACCGCGGCCGCTGCCATTGCGGCACTGCAGGAGGCCAGCGGCAAGGGCAGCCGCGATGCCATCCGCACCAGCTATCGGGCCTACGGAGAGATCATAGAGCTGTGCATTGAGCTCATCCGCCAGTTCTACGATCTGCCCCGCCAGTTCCGCATTACGGGTATGGGCGGCGACCGCTTCGTCAGCTTTGACAACGGCGGACTGCTGCCGGTGTATCAGGGCAGCTTCCACGGGGAGGATATGGGCTATCGTCTGCCTGTGTTCGATATCAAGATCTCCGCCCAGAGGCAGGATGCCTACTCACGCATGGCACAAAATGAGCTGGCCTTGCAGCTGTACGGGGCGGGGCTGTTTGACCCCAATCGCACGGAGCAGGCTATGGCGTGTCTGGAGATGATGGATTTCGAGGGCAAGGACGGACTGATGCAGCGCATGACCGCGCAGGCGGGGCTGCGCCGCAAGCTGGCGGACTATATGCAGCTGGCACTGATGCTGGCAAAGAAGGCCGAGCCCCAAATGGTGCAGGGGATCAGCGGGGATATTGCCGCTCTTATGGGCGGCAGGATCACCCCCGGGGCACCTGCGGCCGTTACAGGGGGCGAGCCCAAGCAGATCCGCAATGCAAGGGCCCATGCGGCGGGAGGCGCTCGCCTATGATTCGCGTGTGCTATGACCGCAGAGGTCACCGACTGACTGTGGCGGGGCACGCGGGCTTTGCGGAGCGGGGGGCGGATATCCTCTGTGCCGCGGCATCCATGCTGCTGCATACCCTTGCGGGGGCGGTGCGCCGGCTCAGCCTACGGGGGCTGGCAGAGGATATTGTCGTGACTCTTCGGTCGGGAGCGGGGGAGGTTGTATGCGCCCCTGTGGCGGAGTTCGATTGCGTGGTGACCGCGGTTATGGACAGTATTGTCTTAGGGTTTCGGCTGCTGGCGGCGGATTACCCCGAATATATCGAGTTTGAGGAAATAAGAAAGGAGAAACCATGAACAAAACAATGAATTTGCAGATGCTTGCGGAAGGTGAGTCCGCGGCGTTTCCCGCATCCGTTGGTGGGGATGTGCGCAGTCATTTCGATTCCCTGCAGCGGCAGGGGGCGGAAATGGCGGGCAGGTACGCAAACTTTAACCTGCAGAAGGAGCTGGAAAATCCCATGTTTGTAAAGCTCACAGGCCCGCAGGTGGGCTTGAGCGTGGAGGATGCGTATATGGCCATGCACCATCGTGAGCTGACCCGTGCCATTGCGGAGGGCGCCAGACGAGAACTGTCCAACTCCATTCGTGCAGGAGCCGCGCGGCCTGTGGAGCACGGCAGGGCCCCAAGCGGAGCGACCGTCACCACCTTTGACTACCGCAATGCCAGCCGTGCCCAGCGTAAGGCCTTTAAGCAGGAAATTTATCGCGCGGCGGCAAGGGGCGAGAAAATCTATCCCGCATAATCGCGAGCGTTTCTGCTGAAACGCTGTATCGGCTGTCGCCGACGCGATTTCAAGGGAAACCAGCCATGGTTTCCCTTGAGGACCCTTCCTTCACCAACTGCGGAGCAAATCTGCGTGTTTAACAGTGAAGCAGGGAATAAATTTCTGTTCTATGACTATTAAATAAAAGGAGAAATGTATATGAATCACACTACTATGAATTTGCAGCTGTTTGCCGAGGCAGGTACCGTGGTTAACAGCACTTCCAACTATGTTAACGCCTATACCGGCGAAACCTCGAAATTCAATGCCGCTCAAACCCTGAGCGGGGAAATGAAGACCTTTTACGACACCACTCTGCTGGAGAACGCAAGACCCGAAATGCTCTATGCTCAGTTTGCCAAGCTGCAGCCTCTGCCTGCCAACAACGGCAAGTATGTGGAATGGCGCAAGTGGAACACCTTTGAAAAGGCTCGTATGCTGCAGGAAGGTGTCATCCCCACCGGTCAGAAGTTCGGTATGAGCAGCAAGACCGGCATTATCGAGCAGTACGGCACCTACGCATCCATTACCGACCAGCTGGAAATGCACGCATATGACCCTGTGATCCTGGGAGCCTGCGACGAAATGGGCGCTGCCGCCGCACTGACTCAGGAGACTCTGATCCGTGACCGGCTGCTGGTGAATACCAATGTGCTCTACTGCGACAATGTGGATTTGGCAAGCGGTGAGGCCATTTCTACCCCCGCTGCCTGCAACGAAATGGAGGCATCCGCAGAGGCTATGAGCATGATGACCCCTATGATGATCGCCAAGGCGGTGACCCTTATGAAGAAGAACCGTGTGCCCACCATCGACGGCAAGTATTACGCAGTCATCCATCCCAGTGTGGCCTTTGACCTGCGCAACAGCCCCGGCTGGCTGGAGGCCCATAAGTATGCCGCCCCCGAGGAGCTGTTCAACGGCGAGATCGGTGAGCTCCACGGCTGCCGCTTTGTGGAAAATGTGTTTGCTCCCGTGCTGGATGACGAGTACGCCAACAAGGCGGGCACCGTGACCTATGCCACCTATATGTTCGGCAAGGATTCCTTCGGCATCATCGACCCCGAGGGCGGCGGTCTGCAGATGATCATTCACGACAAGAGTAAGATCGGCGGCCCTCTGAACCAGTTCAGCACCGTAGGCTTTAAGCTGGAAACCAACGGTGCCACCATCCTCTATCCCGAGCGTCTGCTGCGCATGATGAGCTGCAGCTCCTACAGCGGCTCCGACACTCCCAACTAACAAAAATCCCCTCCCACATCGGGAGGGGAAATCGTAGGGGCACTCCTTGCGGGTGCCCGAAAAATCAAAGGAGGATTGATGATGGCGAGACGAAAAACGCCTCGGGAAGAACAGAAGGAACGGGAACAGGAACTCATCGCCAAGTACGGCGTAAAGAAGACCAATCCGATTGTAACTGTTCTGATGGGTAAGAATGAAGAGAAAATGAAAGAGCTTACCGGAGATAAGAACTTCGGCAGCACCGTTAAGGATGCGTTTGTAGAGGGCGTTACGGCGCAGGCAAACAATCAGACGATTCTGGCGGAAAACACCGGGAATTATATTAAAAGTGTTGCGGGGAATTACGGACAAGCCAATGCTGCGTACGGCGATGCTTATGCTCGGCAGGCGGAGAATGTTGGTAAGACTGCCAACCAAACAGTGAAGCACTGGGCGAATACCAATGCAGCCAATTCTACAGCGCATTTGCAGATGGGGAAGCAACTGAACGACCATAAAATAAGGTAGAACAGAAGTATGGGCCTATCTGGGCGCAGACAAGCGGTGTGACAGGCTCCGACCAGACAGGGGCGAGTATCTGGGGGTATCGAAACGATACTCAAATGACAAAACCTCGGAGTGATTGGGATGTTGCGGCACGAAAAGAACATCGCGCCTTAGAGCAAACCAACTCTAAAGCAGCAGGTGCTTTTGCGGTAGAAGTCAATGAGGGATTGAATCAAGCAATACGAAATCAGAAAGAAAAGGCTCTGCAGGAATGGGTTTCTCAAAGCGGCACCCACGGTGCGGTGGGATGGGCCGGTGCACGTGGCTTAAATCAAATGTCTCCGCTGGATGCACTCAATAGGAGCTTGGAGCGTGCTGCAATCGGAGAAAACCGCACATATCCGGAATTATCGGCTACCGATATTAAGGGGATCATCGATGACACCAATGCAGGGAATATTGAAGAACGATTTGGTAAACTGGGTGGCTTGGCATATTCGGGGGCCTCTTGGGCTGCGGATTCGTTCCTAACAAAACAGTTGTTGGGGCAAGAGTTGATTCCTCTTGGAGAAGGCAAAATGCAAACAAAGATTATTAAGCCCAAGGAAAAAACTTCAAGAAGTATAAAAACTAAAGATGTTGCAAATGTCTTGAAGGTTGCTGATAAAGTTGGAGAGGCAGTTGCTGGGAGTAAAGAATGGTTTGAAGAGAAAAAAGATAGTATCGATGAACTCGCAGAAACTTATAAAGAAAAAGGAATGTCGGAAAGTAAGGCTCGCTATAGGGCAACAAGAGATTTACTTGAAGACTCCTACAAGAAAGCGAATGGAAGGGTAAGATGAGTATACCTAATCAAATGTAAACGCCTCTTTGAGAAATTCCTTGAAAGTCTGTCTTTTCGGAGGGGGGGCAATGGGGCGCATCGTACTTTTCGTCCATGTAGCCGCCGTATCCCATGCTCGCAAGGATTTGCGGATAGTCCGGGTTTTGTTCCAGTCGCAGATTGGACTTACGGATAGCTTTGGGGAGGGTGAAATGAAGCCAAAGGAAGCCTATGGGGAAGTTCAGAAGCAAGTACAAAAAGGCTGCTACAGCACAAATAAGGGGGGTGTCAACGAATATTTCGATAATGTTATACTCATTTTTTATTAAAAGGTCGGTGAGTAGCCACTTTTTGCTTCTGAATGAGGATGGTGCGACGCTCCATTCCAATCCCTTGGTTTGTACAAAATAGCCTCCGCATTTTTTGCAGCGATGGATAGGTGTACAGATGTTTTTTGTGAGAAATTCATCGATTACGCGGTTGCGTTGTCTTTTGCTACAGTAAGGACAGGTGGAATCAACGGTCATGTAATCCTTGGGGTACGGTTTCGGGTTTCGTTCCAAAAAGTCACGAACCATGGGATTCATGGTGAAGCAACTATTACAGAAGATGTCATCGGCGGAAATCGTGCTTCCACAGGTGGGACAGAATGTTGTAGAGATGTTTGTCATTTTGTATAACCTCCTTTTGGTCAACTCTGTCTTCTTTCAGTATAGATAGAACAATGCTATTTTGCAAGCCGATTTCACGGCACAGTGACAGCGAGCTAAGAAGTCCGGCTCGCAAAGAAATCGCTGCTGCATCTTTCTATCCACAAAGAAATTCGCTTGCGAATTTGAAATAGAAAAAGATGCAGAGCAGAAGAGGAGGAATAACGGAACGGATGAGGTTTCGACATGGAAGGATTAAGAGAAGCGAAAACTGCATGCAGCGAGTGGAAGCCGGGGCAGAAGTGCCCATGGCGAAAGCGAAGGATGTGCAGTTTATTCCGACGAAAGAGGTGATTATATGACGATCGATCAGGCAATCAAGCTGACGGATACCCTGCAGCCCAACGCATATCCCAGAGATATGAAGCTGCGGTGGCTGGCTATGCTGGATGGCCGTATTTTTAATGAAATATGGGCGGTACATGAGGACTGCCCCTTCGAAAGCTTCGGAGACTATGAGGATGCGGCGGGAACAACACCCCTGCTGGTGCCCGCTCCCTATGACGAGGATGTGTATCGGCACTTCCTCTGCTCCCGTATGGATCTGGAAAACGGAGAGGCTGCCCGCTATAACCGCTCCGTCACATTGTTCAACAGTGGGCTGGAGGCCTATGAAAAGCACTACCGAAGCAAGCACCGCCCCTTGAGCGGGGGCAGCTTCCGACTGTGAGGTGCCGATGATGTTTCCCACAGTTGCAGCGCCCTATACACAGCGGCACGTGACCGATGTGTTTCGGGGCTATGACCACAACCCCCGTATCGGGGAGGGGGCCTTTTACCATATGGAAAATTTGACGGGGGACCGATATCCCCTGCTCTCCACCCGCAGAAAGCGGGGACACCTCGGAGATCTGACTGCTCCTCAAGGGCTTCTGGGCAAGGCGAGCCTTGCGTATATCGATGGGGGTCGTCTGTACTACGGAGGCTTGGAGCTGACGGACTACCTGAACGGCAAGGGGCTGTTTATTTCCCAAGGGGAAAAGCAGCTTGTGAGCATGGGGGCCTATCTTATTATCTATCCCGACAAGCTTTACATCAACACGGAGAATTTCACCGACTGCGGCAGCATGGAGGCTCGCTTTTCTACTGCCGAGGGAGAGGAGATCACCTATACCATCTGCACCGCAGAGGGTGAGGATTACGGCACTCCCGTGGTGTCCGACACCGAGCCTCCCGAGCCTGTGGGAGGTGACCTGTGGATCGATACCTCCGCGGTTCCCCACAGCCTTATGCGGTATTCCACGCAGTCGGCTATGTGGGTCGCCATTCCTACGGTGTATGTGAAGATCGCCGCTAAGGGCATCGGCAGTCTGTTCCGCCCCTACGACGGTGTCACCATTGAGGGGGCGGAGGCGGATGCCGAAGATATGAACGGTCAGCTGGCGGCACTTTGCGGCAGCAATGTCATTTACGCCTGCGGGGAGGACTACATCACAGTCACGGGACTTCTGGATGTGAGCCATACCCAGCGCAGGGGCACCTTGTCCGTCAGCCGCACCATGCCCGATGTGGACTATCTCACAGAAGCGGGGAACCGTCTCTGGGGCTGCAAATACGGTTTGGTGGACGGCAGGACCGTCAACGAGATCTATTGCTGCGCTTTGGGGGATTTCCGCAACTGGAACCGCTTTTTGGGAATCTCCACCGACAGCTACGCAGCATCCGTAGGCTCCGACGGGCCTTGGACAGGGGCGGTGACCCATCTGGGGTGTCCGATCTTTTTCAAAGAGAACTGTATGCACAAGGTACATATCAGCCCCACAGGTGCACACAGCGTTGTAGAAACTGCCTGCCGCGGGGTGGAAGCGGGAAGCTGCAAGTCCCTTGCGGTGGTGGGGGAACGGCTGCTGTACCGCTCTCCCGCGGGCATTATGGCATACGATGGCAGCCTGCCCCAATGCATCGGCGGGGCACTGGGGGATGTACCCTACCGCAATGCCGTGGCGGGGGCCTTGGGGGACAAATACTATGTTTCCATGACCGACGGCGAGGGGAAGGGACATTTGTTTGTATATGATACCCGCCGCGGCTTCTGGCACCGTGAGGACGATACCCGTGTGCTGCAATTTGCCCGCGTGGGCAGTGAGCTGTACTTCGTAGATGACCGAGGCAGGCTCATGTGCGTTTGCGGCAGCGAGGGTGAATCGGAAGGCCCCATTCACTGGCAGGCGGACACAGGCATTATGGGCTATACCACCGTGGAGCAGAAATACGTCAGCCGCTTTTTGCTGCGGATGCGCCTGGAGGAAGGAGCCTGTGTGGATGCCTACATCCGCTATGACAGCCGGGGTGACTGGCACCATGGAGGACACGCCGAAGGCAGCGGTCTGGGAACCTTCCTGCTGCCTGTGCGCCCCCTCCGCTGCGATCACTTTGAGGTGCGGCTGCAGGGCACGGGGGATGTGTGCCTGTACTCCTTCGCCCGTGTCTTTGAGAGAGGAAGTGATGCGGTGTGAGTACGATCGTTACCCTGCCCTCTTTGGCGGGGGTCAGTGACCCCCGGACCCTGTACAGCTATCTCTACCGCATGGCGGAGCAGCTGAATGTGGCACTGGCGGAGCTGGAGGGCGGCAGTCAGAGCATATTAGCTGCGGCACCTGTCGGGGACAGGGCACCCGCCGAACAAAATGCCCGTGACGAGCTGAAGGCTCTGATCGTGAACACCGCACAGACCATCCACAGGGAGATGGACCATCTGGAGACGGTGCTCCGAAGCGATTACGCAGCTATCAGCGACCAATGGGGTCTGTACAAGGAGCAAATGCACAACACCATTACCGCCACGGCGGAAGGCATTGTGCAGCAGTATGGCTTTGCGGCGGATATTGAAGCCTTGGGGAACCAAGCGGCGGACTTTGACCGATACCGCATTTCCACGGAGGGCTTTATTCGGCAGGGCTTCGTGGAGCGCAACGATGCGGGGGTGCCCATCATCGGCATTGCCATCGGACAGGGGCTCACAGGCACCGAGACAGTGGTAGACGGTCAGACCGTCTTGGAGCTGAATGAGACACAGAGCTGTGCCTTCTATACGGCGGAGCGGGTGAGCTTCCGCATCGGGGGCAGGGAGGTGGCCTATTTGTCCAACCGCAGACTGTATGTGGCGGATGTAGAGGTCACAGGAGGCCTGCGTCTGGGCGAATGGCTGTTGGATGGCAGAGACGGACTGACGGTGAAATTCATTGGATAAGGGACACCCGCAAGGGGCGTCCCTACGAAAAATAATAAGGAGGAAAACTATATGAAAAATGAAAATCGTGTTGAGGTATTTATTCCCAAGGGCTATGGGGTGGAGGATCCCAACGTATTTGTAGGCATCAACGGCACTTCCTATGTGCTGCCTCGAGGCAAGCGTGTGACAGTGCCTGCGGCTGTTGCGGCAGAGCTGGATCGCGGAGAGCGTGCTAAGCAGGCATGGGATGCCAGAAGCGTAAGCCTCCGAAACGCCGAGGAATAAAAACAAACCCCTCCCGATTTGGGAGGGGAAATCGTAGGGGCACCCCTTGCGGGTGCCTATGTGAGAAATAAGGTGAGCAATGGTGCACATAAGAGGGTATTTGAAGCGAAAAGAGCAGAAAGACGAGATCTGGCGGGAAGTATTCCGAGAACTTAACAAGCCCGATAAGGATACTCCGGGGCAAGGAATCAATTTTGAGGGGCAGGTTGTAAAGCTTCCCGGGACACCAAATACGCAGCCGCACATTGAGAAGCTGCCGCTTATGCAGGAAGAAAGCGGTCATCCACCTGTGAAGCTCGATTACGCCAAACGTGCGGCTGCAGGCTGGGCACGGTTCAAAGCCGATACAGACCGTCAGCAAATGCTTCTAAGGGATCCCAACTATCAAAAATGGCAGAAAGCTATGGGGACAGCTGCGCAGGATGATGCAGATCAATATCCGAAGTCAAATTGGAGCTTTTCTCAAAACAATCAATTCGGCTATTTGTATAATCGGAATCCCGAAGAAGCAAAACAATTTGCGAAGCTTGTGAACGCAGAGTACAGCAACACACCCACCATGATTTCCGATGCGGCGGCAATGGAGGAAGAAGCCGTTGCGGTGGACATGGGCTTGTTGGGCGATATTAAGGAGAGCGGCGGCATCTTAGGATACATCGGAGAAATATTTCAAAAAGACGCAGATTTACAGGCAAGTAACTCCGGAGCTGCGCTGGAAAAGGGTTTGAAGGATGCACAAACCTTCCAAGACATCCTTGATAGTGCGGGCGAGCTGGAAACTGCCAATGCGAATGTAGGCAAGCAACTTGGAGACAATATGGCCGGCGGAATTAAGGATGCGGTTGGGAGCACTGCAAATGCCGGTGGGAACCTTGCGGGTGCACAGGCGAATGTGGGGAAGATGACTGCCGATACGGTGGTGGAGGAAGTGCCGGAAATTTTGAACGCTATTGTGCCGCAACCTGCCGAACCGCCAAAGCCTATCAGTGGTCCGGTAGTCATTCCTTTGACGCAAATTGGGTTGCTTGGAACAGAGCCGAAAAAGGATCCTGTTTTGCTGACTCCCATGGAGGCGATGCTGGGAAAGCCCGGGGACTATGAGGAAAAGGCAGCACTTGGGTTTCAGCAATGGAAGGGAGACCACAACGATAGGCTGAACATAGAAAACAGCGATGGCTATCAAGCGTACATTGATTTTATGACCAAGAATAATAATGCAGCAACTCCGGAAGGGATGGCTGCAGCACAGAAAATTCTCGGTCCCGGCAATACCATAGAAGAACCGCAGCCCAATTGGACTGCGGCAGAAAACAATCAATTCGGATATCTGTACTATACCGATCCTGCGGCTGCGGCGGCATACGCAAGGAATGTGAATACCCAATATGCTGTGGAGGAAGAGCAGAAGACCGACGAGTGGGCGGAAAACCATCAAGTGCTCGCACAGGTGAGCACTTGGGTTACAGATCGATTGGGTTTACCGGAAATGCTGAACAGTGAGCTGCACTATGCGCAATACGGACAGCTGCCTTATACCTGGCAGGTGACTCCGAGCAGACATTCAGAGCTTGTGAGGGATACCATGAAAGAAGATGTGCTTGGCAATGATTCGGTTGACGGGTGGGTATACGATGCACTGGATTCATCGGGAGATGCGGCGTATCAGGCGTATCTGATGAAGCTTTGGGGTAATCCGGTTGGTGGAGCGATTGGAGCAATGGAAGGCTATAGCGATGCCTATAATTGGGCGATGCGCGAAGCCTTGGCTCTGGGCATGACAGATGAACAAGCGGTCGCCTATGCGAGAGAAATGGCGAAAGCTAAACTTGGTGGCCATATTGCATCATTTACAATGGGAGAATTTCTCCCGCAAGGGAATGATGTGAAAACCTCTATGATCAGAGAAGGTGTAAGCAATATGGTCGATGGCGGTGTACGCAATGGCTTGAGTATTGCCGACAGATATGATGGTTTGGTGGCAGAAAATCTGGAGAACGGTATGACTGCGGAAGAAGCCGATTATTGGGCGAAGTGGCAAGTGATGCAGGAGTTCGGCACGAGTGCGCTATATGATTTATCCATTGGTTTGGCTTATGGTCTTGGACGAAGCGATAACAGCGTAAAGAGAAGTTTATTTAGAAAATGAAAAATCCACCGGATTTAATTCCGGTGGATTGAGATTCATTTGTAATATGGGTCTATACGAATTGCAATGTTGGTGCATCCCAAATCCGATAGCTTTTGAATGTATTCCGGGTTGTTTTTTGTTCGCTCATAAGATTCTTTGATTTTTTTGGAATCGAATATTATCAAAGGGAGAATGGATACAAGCAACCAAGCAATCGCCCAGTTTAGTGCTGTTAAATAGTCTTTACAAGTAAATTCAATGAAGGCGGAAAATAAAAAAAACCAGCGACCGTTTGATAAAAAGCAGTAGAAAAATTTATGGAATACAGAAAGTATGCTCCATTCGTACGTATAAGGATGGTTATACTCCTTGTTGCAGTATTCACATATACGAATAGGAGTACCTATTTTGTAAATAAAAAACTTTGACTTGTAAATGTTTTTTTTACAGTGAGGACAATAGAATACTTGGTTGAAAGTCATTGTGAAATTTCCTTTTGATGAAATCTGTTTGATTTTAGTATAGACGGAACATCAACTTTTTTCAAGCCGATTATTGGGCAAAGTTGCAAGTAATGCAGGAATTTGGCATGAGTGCGCTATATGATTTGTCTATGGGCATGGCCTATGGTTTAGGGCGCAGCAACAACAGCATAAACAGAAGCTTATTTAGAAAATGAAAAAACCACCGGATAAATTTCCGGTGGAGAAGAACTACTTGTAGTAGGGATCCAGACGATAGGCAATGCGAGCATACCCCATATCGGACAACTTTTGAATATATTCGGAGTTGTTTTTTGTGCGCTCGTAAGATGATTTAATTTTTTTGCGGTCCAAGACAGTAAGGTTGAAAATGCATATGGTAATCCATATGGTTGTCCAGAATAGTGCTGATTTTGGATTCCCGTTTGCAAATTCAACCAAAATCATAGGGAGCAGAGCGCATCTCCCGTTAGCAAGGAAGCAATAGAAGAATTTTCCTAAGGGACCGGCAATACTCCATTCGTATGTGCAAGGCATCAGATATTCCCCGTTGCAGTATGGGCAGATTCGCAGGGGTGGATCAAGTGTATATCGCCAACCGGACGTTCTTGAAATGAGTTTTCGTTTGCAGTGAGGACAATCAAGTCTGGCAACTTCCATACAATAACCTCCTTCTTTATCGCCATTGCTTTCAGTATAGAGGATACAGGATGCTTTTTCAAGCGGTGTTTGAGGGAGACGCTATGAAGGGAAGGGGATAGACCGCAAATAAAACTCCACCGAATGTGATTCGGTGGAGGGGATTTACTTATAGTATGGATCTATACGAATTGCAATGTTGGTGCATCCCAAATCCGATAGCTTTTGAATGTATTCCGGGTTGTTTTTTGTGCGCTCATAAGATTCTTTGATTTTTTTTGAATCGAATATTATCAAAGGGAGAATGGATACAAGCAACCAAGCAATCGCCCAGTTTAGTGCTGTTAAATAGTCTTTACAAGTAAATTCAATGAAGGCGGAAAATAAAAAAACCAGCGACCATTTGATAAAAGCAGTAGAAAAATTTATGGAATATAGAAAGTATGCTCCATTCATATGTATAAGGATGGTTATATTCCTTGTTGCAGTATTCACATATACGAATAGGAGTACCTATTTTGTAAATAAAAAACTTTGACTTGTAAATGTTTTTTTACAGTGAGGACAATAGAATACTTGGTTGAAAGTCATTGTGAAATTTCCTTTTGATGAAATCTGTTTGATTTTAGTATAGACAAATTTTTGCTGTTTTACAACGGTGAATTTAATTCTATTGCTCAAAGAAGTGTTTCCTTGGTTAACCAATTAACTCACTTTATCATATCCCAGCTTATTTAGAATGTCGTGGTAGTTCGGATTTTGCTTTTTTCGGTGTGCGGAAGCTTTCAATGCTCCATGACGGAACACGACAATATACACTACGCACAGCAGCAAGGAAATTGGTACAGCCCATGGGTTGACATTAGAATTGTTTGAGGGCAGAACCATGGAAACGAGGAATACCAATGCCCATTTGCAGTTGGCGAAAAAACAATAGTACAGCTTCCAAATCCAAGAAATCATGCTCCATTCGTAGGTGCAGGGATCGGAGAATGGAAGATGACATCTTGCACACAAGCGGATGGGGGAGCCTAAGCGACGAGTCAGCCATTTAGAACCTTTTTCGTAAGTGTGTCCACAGTGGGGGCAGTCCAGATGGAGTTTCCCATGGTAATCCTCTGCGTTGCGAATAAAGCTTGGTGCAGGCTTTCGGGGATGGTTGGACAGGTGTTTTTCAATGTCGGGAGAAATGGTGCTGCAGTTCGGACAAAAAGCGGCATCTGCAGCAAAAGCAGTTCCACAGACAGAACAGCGTGGGGGTACATATTTGATGCGCAGAAGACCATCTGCGGAGTATTCCACGGGCAGCGGACCGCCGCAGGATTGACAGATGAGCAGTCCGTCCGGATTGTTTTGCCCGCAATATTCACATTTCATGGCTTATCCTCCTTTCAATAACTCTATTTGTTTTCAGTATAGACGGAATGGCTTCTTTTTGCAAGGGTGTGAACAAGGGCTGTTAAGAGGAGCGGCTTGATGGAAAGACGAGGGTGAGGGCTTCTTCCTGCAAGGATATTCCTGTGGGAGCTTGCGATCGAAAGAAGAACAGAATAGGAGGGATATTATGACAGTCGGGAAATCCGGCGAAGTAAAAATGAATTGCGGCGGCGTGTCCGATCTGACAGTCACGGCGGTGTGGGAGGAGCGGATGGACACATCCGCAAAAGCCTCTGCCATTGCGGTGACGGGGCTGACGGTGACCGCCAAGGAAACGGGGGCATATACCCTGAACGGCACCGTAAGCATGGGCGGCACGGTGCTGGGCAGACTGACGGACTGCGTGGGTCAGGCAGAGGAAAGCGGGGTGCCTGCTGCGGTGACGGGAAGCTTCCCCATTGTGAGCCCCGCGCTGTTCCACGCGGAGCATGACACTGCCGCAGTGACGGTGCAGCTTACGGGGACAGACCCTAACGGACAGGGCTTCTACGCTTCGGGGCGTGTTTCCACGGCGCTGACGGTGCAGCCACCCATTTCCGAGGTCAGCGCAGGGGGGCAGTTTATGGGGAAAGCCATGTCTGTTATCATTGCCCCCGTCTGCGGCGGCACGGTACATACCCTGCGGTATGCATTCGAAGGGGAGAGTGGTGTCATCGGAACAGGGCTGTCGGGGGGCAGACATACATGGACACCCCCTATGGAGCTGTGCGCATCGATTCCCCACAGTGGCAGCGGTGACTGCGAGCTGCTGTGCGACACCTATATTGACGGTGCACTCGTGGGTACCTCCGCCTGCACAGTGACTTTGTGGGTGCCTTTGGAGGTGTCCTTGTCTCTTGATGAGGGCTGGGTGACCCTGGAGCCCGCCAATGAAGGCACCGCCGCCGAAGGTATGGATTGCTTCGTGCAGGGGATCTCCCATGTACGGGCAGTGTTTGATGAGAGTAAAATCGACGGCAGCTTTGCCTACGGCGGGATTCCCGACACCTTCGCTGTGACTGTGGGCGGTGTGCAGTACGGTGCACCCTATGTGTCGGAGGTGCTTCCCAATTACGGCAGCATCCCTGTGGTGTGCGGTGTTACGGACAGCCGCGGCAGACGGTATGAGCAGCAGCTGCAAATCTCCGTCCTGCCGTATACTCCGCCTGTGCTTGGGGATGTGACCGCGTTCCGCTGCAATGCCGACGGCAGCGAAAATGAGCGGGGGGATAGCCTGTCCCTGTCTGTGGGTTATGGCTTTTGCGCACTGGGAGGGCGAAATTACGGGGCTGTGACTGCCAAGCTGCGGACTGTGGGCGGCCAATGGAGGGAAGCGGTGCCCTTGCCCGTTGCCGCTCCCACTGTACTGTGGTCGGGAGAAATTTCCCCCAATGACAGCTATGAGGTTCTGGCGGAGGTGACGGATGCCCTGGGACGGTCAGCTTCCGTCACCGTGACCCTGCCCTGCACCAATATCTTTTTCCAAGGCCGCAGAGGCGGGTGCGGTGCTGCCTTCGGCAAGCAGGCGGAGGAAGATGATGTACTGGAGGTGGCGTGGAGCCTGAAAACCAAGGGGGACCTTGTGGTGGAGGGTACGGTCACCGTAGGCGGCAGGCAGCTGTGGGAGCATCTGTATCCCATAGGCACCGTGTGCAGCTGTGAGGCCTCTGCCGATCCCGCAGCCCTGTTCGGCGGCACATGGGTGCAGGCAGATGATACGGTGCGGCGATGGATCAGAACCGCATGATTATTTTACGCATAAGTAACTTTTTAAGATACAAGAAAGGAGTGGTGAGATGTACGGCTATACACCATACGGAAAGCAGTATGACGATGATGAGGAGTATTCCGCATCCATGAAGCTGGTGCAGGAGCTCAGGGAGAAGCTGCCTGCATACACCTCCGACCAAGCACAGTCTCTGCAGGAGCTGATGCGTATTTCCACATTACCGCCGATGGGGTATCGCATATGGCGGCGGAAAGCGAAGATGCGGAGGAAACGCCTACTCGTGTACAGACCACCAAGAGTGGAAATGAAGTAACGGTGATGGCTTATTATGACAGCCGTACTTCCGTGACCGTTATTACGCTGAACGATGCAGGGGATCCCGTGCTGGTGACAAAAGACGGCATAGACTGTGCACTGGATTGGAGTGGTTTTGATGAGTAATCTGCCTGTGTGGGCGGTGGGGTATGCCCTGCGCACGGCGGGGGTACCCTGTGCCGAGGAGATCGCTGTGATGCTGTGCGGACAGCGAAGGGTACAGATCCCCACGGTGCCCACCGCTACGCTGAATTTCAAAGGCTTCGGCGGTACCTATTACGGGTATGAACGGTATTACGAGGGGACGGGGCTGAAAACCTCAAGCTATAGCTTCGATAAGGGGGAAATGCCCACGGATGTGAGCTATACCTACGATATGTACTATGACCCCAACAAGAAGCGGAAAAACAAGGGTACCATTTCTATCAGCCTGAACGCTGCCGATGCCATGGAAACCAAGGCGGGGGACTATATCGGCATTCGGTTTCTGGTACCCTATCTGTCGGGGAATGTCAGCGATTTCGTGACCTCAGGCTATGGCCGAGACCCTAATTATTTTACTGTTGATTTCTGCTTGGACTCCGCAGAGGGTGTGGAAGAAAGCAAGACCGCAAGGTATAAGCTCAGCCAGCGGGTGACCACGGGGGAAAGCTCTCTGGATATGGTTCCCGCGGCTGCCACAGGGGACAATCTGAGCACCTCCGCATACTGTCCCATGCTGGATGAACCACAGCTGCAAATGCTCACGGAGGAGGACGTGATCACGGGCTGGGAACTGTCGGGCTGGCTGCGATACCCCTTGGAGCGCATCGGCATCGATATTACGGGGCACTTCGATTCTCTGGGTGGCTTCTGTATGTCGGTGTTTGCGCGATTCACTGCGGATGATTTGCAGGTGAATACTTATGGATGAATTGATCCTGCTGTGCACCCGCATCACCGTAATCGCTGCGGCATTGGGCGTGGTGTGGAAGGTGTACACAAAATTTGCGTCGGCGGTGGAGGGCATCCGCTGTCTGCTGCGTGAACAGATGCTGCGGATCTATTACCGCCACCGTGACGAGGGCTGCCTGCGGCAGTACGAGGCGGAAAACTTCGAACACACCTACAAGGCCTATGTGGCGTTGGGCGGCAACAGCTTCATCGGCAACGTACATAAGGAAGTTTCCGAGTGGGACGTGGTATCGTAATAAGGCTCCCATGTGTAAGGGGAGCACAGACTGCCGACAAAGTAAAAAGCCTCCCCTTCGATAAGGGGAGGTGGCATTTTCGAGGAACGAGAAAATGACGGAGAGGTCGATAAAACAAGCGGAAACGTCAAGGTGGGATGTATTTCAAACGCATTCTACCTCTCAGTCAGCCGCTTGTTCCTCGCGGCTGACAGCTCCCCTTCAAAGGGGAGCCTATATAGAAAGGAGAATACATATGATTGAAAACTTTGGTTTGGCGACTGTGGTGACCATCACCATCATCGCATATCTGGTGGGCGAGGCTGTGAAGCTGCTGCCCTATGACGTAAGCAAATGGATCCCCGTGGTCTGCGGCTTCGTGGGCGGCTGTCTGGGCGCCGTGGGAATGTACGTTGTCCCCGACTACCCCGCGGGGGATATTATGACCGCAATCGCCGTGGGCATTGTGTCGGGCTTTGCGGCAACGGGCGTGCATCAGGTGTACAAACAGGTGTACCCCGCAGAGGATGACCACCGATGACCGTCACCCAGCAGCAGAACCTGCTGCAGTACCTTGGGTACTACGAAGGCAGGGTGGACGGCATCAGCGGCCCTTTGACGGAGGCGGCGATCACGGCGTTCCGACAGGACAATGGGATGCCCGAATTGGGTGCCGAGCTGGAGGAAGTGCTCATCGGCGCGGTGTTCCACGGACGGTTTAAGGGCGCAGCTGCTCCCGATGCAGAGCCTGACGAAGACTTCTGGAGCACGGTGCAATACTTCGGCCGCCACGAGTTCGCCTGCAAGTGCGGCAAATGCGGCGGCTACCCCGCAGAGCCCTCGGAACGTCTGGTGCGTGCGCTGGATGAGATCCGCGAGGAAACGGGGCTGCCTGTGTACATCAACAGCGGTGTCCGCTGCCCCGAGCATAATGAGGCGGTGGGCGGTGCCGACGACAGCCGACACCTGTACGGGGATGCCGCCGACATCCGCTGCCCCGGCAAGATGCCCAGTGAGCTGTACAATATCGCCGACCGCATCGTCGGCAACACCGGCGGCGTGGGGATCTACGATTGGGGGATTCATGTAGATGCGCGAGAGTACAAGGCTCGGTGGTAGCTCTTAATGGGGACACTCGCTGCTGCATCTTCCAATCCATACAAAATTCCCGTAGGGGAATTTAAAATAAGAGAAGATGCAGAGCGAAAAAAGTCCGAGCAACGAAATGAGTGCTCTCCGTGAGCTTGCGAGCGGAAAGCGATATGGAGTTTGCGAGGACGTGGGCATCCACGTGGATACGAGAGGACATAGGGCCCGCTGGTGAAAGTGGTAAGGCTCCCCTTTGAAGGGGAGCTGTCACCGAAGGTGACTGAGAGGTAGATTTTTAATGATCACCTCTCTGTCCTCGACAAGCTCGAGCGAGTCTCCTTTTAAAGAGAGGCTTGTTAAGAACGAGGATTTTGAATGATTGGTATAATTTTTCTAATTTCACATAAAATAGGTGTTGACAAAGGCGATGATTCATGGTATTCTAACTGAGCTGAAAGTCAGTCGCCCATATGCGGGTGTAGTTCAATGGTAGAACACCAGCCTTCCAAGCTGGTCACGTGGGTTCGATTCCCATCACCCGCTCCATTGAGTGAGCCGCAGCGTATCGGATGATATGCGCCAATAGCTCAGTTGGATAGAGCAACTGCCTTCTAAGCAGTAGGTCGGGGGTTCGAATCCCTCTTGGCGTACCAAAATATGGTGGGTATAGCTCAGTTGGCAGAGCACCGGATTGTGGTTCCGGGTGTCGTGGGTTCGAGCCCCATTACCCACCCCAGAATAATAAGAGGGAATCGGTATCGATTCCCTTTTTCACCACCTTCTTTCATAGGGGTGTAGCCAAGCGGTAAGGCAACGGACTTTGACTCCGTCATTCGCTGGTTCGAATCCAGCCATCCCTGCCACTCGGTCGAAAATTCGGCTTATCGCTGCGTTCCGCTCAAGCGTGAGCGAAACTTCGCAGAACACCAAATTTTCTCCCCTTCCCACAAAAATCAAGTTTTTGTGGGAGCCCTGATGAGTTTCTATGGGAACTCTAAAAGGTTGAATTGCATACGCTTCCGTAGCTCAGTCGGTAGAGCATCGCCCTTTTAAGGCGGGTGTCCAGGGTTCGAGTCCCTGCGGGGGCACCAAAAATCCCGAATGCGAATGCGTTCGGGATTTTTACTTTTTCACTATCCACTATCCCGCAGTCGGGATTTTTGGGAAGTAAAAAGTAAGAGTGAATAGTGAAGAAGTTTTTCTTTCTCCGGTGTACGCAGCGTTTGCGTTATTCCCCCCCTTGTGCTATAATCGACTCAAAGAGATATTCCCCCGATTGCAAAGGAGGCACTTATGCGAATCAACAAATCGATGACCGCTCTGTTGGAAGCAAAACAGGTGATGCCGTCTGCAATTGCGCCTATTTACCATTTTCCCGTTTGGCAGAAAACCGACAGCACAGGCCGTCCCTACTGGGGTGTCGGCACATTCTGGTCATGGGATAGATGCGAGGATCTGCAGGGGCGGAACCTTTCCCAACTGGAGTGGGATGCAAATGAGCTGAACTATTCTACATCCTCTGAGGAACGGGTGGCGGAACTGCTGCGAGACACCATTGGCGTTTTGAAGGCATGGCAGGAAATGTTGGAACGTGAGTATCCTCAGACGGAATTTTGCGTGTTCGCTTCCTATGATGACGGAAGTGCCATGATTGAGGATGAGGATGATTACCCGATCATGCTGTCTACCACATTCCGATTCTGGGCCACCAGAGGCAATAACGATGTTGTGAATCTGGATCACTTCGACGAGTGGGAGCAGCCTGCAATCCTGATCGTCTGCAACCAAGCTGACTGAAACTACCTCCGCGTTTCTGCGGAGGTTTCTTTTTGTCCATATTCACCATCTTTCCGCTCCGTTTGGGGCGGTTTTTTCTTTATTTCCATGGCATAAATTCATTGATTTGACTTTTTTTGTTCACAATTCCGTGTTATAATACACCGAATATCTATTTTTAATGTAAGCCGAAAGGAATTTATATACTTATGGGACTGTTTCAGAAACTGTTCGGAACCCACAGTGACCGTGAGCTGAAGAAGCTCAACCCTCTGGTAGACAAGGTTATGGCACTGGAAAGCAGCTACGCCAAGCTCACCGATGCCCAGCTGCGTGCCAAGACCGATGAATTTAAGCAGCGTTATGCCAACGGGGAATCTTTGGACGCCTTGCTCCCCGAGGCATTTGCCACTGCCCGTGAGGCCTGCTGGCGTGTGCTGGGCATGAAGCCCTACCGTGTGCAGGTCATCGGCGGCATTGTCCTCCATCAGGGCCGCATTGCGGAAATGCGCACCGGTGAAGGCAAGACCCTTGTGGCGGTTCTGCCTGCGTACCTGAACGCACTGACCGGCAAGGGTGTCCACATCGTTACCGTAAACGACTACCTTGCCAAGCGCGACAGCGAATGGATGGGCAAGGTATACCGCTTCCTGGGCCTGTCCGTTGGCCTCATCATCCACGAGGTAGAGCCCGCAGACCGCAAGAAGGCCTATGCCGCAGACATTACCTACGGTACCAACAACGAAATGGGCTTTGACTACCTCCGCGATAACATGGCCATTTACAAGTCCACCGTGGTGCAGCGCGGACATGCCTTTGCCATCGTGGACGAAGTGGACTCCATCCTTATCGACGAAGCCCGTACCCCTCTGATCATCAGCGGCCAGGGCAGCGAATCCACCGAGCTGTACCGTCTGGCGGAAAGCTTCGTGTCCCGTCTGAAGGTGCAGGTATTTGCACGTCTGGATTCCAAGGAGGACGAGGATGAAAACATCGACGCCGACTATGTGGTAGACGAAAAGGCAAAGACCGCTACGCTGACCCAGAGAGGCATTACCAAGGCAGAACAGTTCTTCGGACTGGAAAATCTGTCCGATATGGAAAACTCCACTCTGTACCACCACATCAACCAGGCCCTGCGTGCCCACGGCATTATGAAGCGTGATATTGACTATGTGGTCAAGGACGGGGAAGTGCTGATCGTTGACGAGTTCACGGGCCGCATTATGCCCGGCCGCCGCTACTCCGAGGGCCTCCATCAGGCCATCGAAGCCAAGGAACACGTGGACGTACAGCGTGAGAATAAGACTTTGGCAACCATCACCTTCCAGAACTATTTCCGTCTCTACGGCAAGCTCAGCGGCATGACCGGTACTGCCATGACGGAAGAGGAGGAATTTGCGGCTATTTACAAGCTGGACATCCTTGCCATCCCCACCAACAAGCCCGTGCAGCGCAAGGATCATGAGGATGTCATGTATAAAAACGACATCGGCAAGTACCGCGCTATCATCAACCAGATCGCAGAGTGCCACAAGAAGGGCCAGCCCGTTCTGGTGGGCACCGTGTCCATTGAAAAGAGCGAGCTGGTGTCCCATCTGCTGAAAAAGACAGGCATCCCCCACAATGTGCTGAACGCCAAGAACCATGAAAAGGAAGCGGAGATCGTCGCTCAGGCAGGTAAGTTCGGTGCGGTCACCATTGCGACCAACATGGCAGGCCGTGGTACCGACATTATGCTGGGGGGCAACGCGGAATATCTGGCAAAGCAGGCACTGCGTAAGTTCGGCTATGAAGAAGAAATCATTGCCGAAGCAGTGGGCTATGCGGAAACCGACAACGAGACTATTCTGGCTGCCCGCAAGATGTACCACGAGCAGCTGGAAAAGGTAAAGCCCGAGATCGATGCGGAAGCGGAAAAGGTTCGTGCCGCAGGCGGTCTGTTCATCGTCGGCACCGAACGCCACGAATCCCGCCGTATCGATAACCAGCTCCGCGGTCGTGCGGGCCGTCAGGGTGACCCCGGCGAAAGCCGCTTCTTCATCGCAATGACCGACGACGTGATGCGTCTGTTCGGCAGCGAGCGTGTCCGTAATATGATGGACACCCTGAAGGTAGAGGACGATATGCCTCTGGAAAACAAGATGCTGACCAATGCATTGGAGCAGGCACAGAAGACTGTGGAAAGCCGCCACTTCCAGGCCCGTAAGTCCGTTCTGGAATTTGACGACGTTATGAACAAGCAGCGTGAGATCATTTACGGTCAGCGCTGCAAGGTTCTGGACGGGGAAGACCTCCACGCAAGCATCGACTCCATGGTCTATGACTATATCGCCGATACCCTGGCAGAGCACTGGCCCATGGAAGGCGTGCACAACCAGTACGAGCTGAACGAAGTGCTCAAGCCCTTCGAGCGTCTGCTCATGCGCCGCGGGGATGTGCACTACGAGGAAGGTATGGATCGTGACAAAGCGGAAGAGCTGGTGTGCGCATGGGCGGACAAGACCTATGGAGAACGTGAGGAGCAGTTTGGTCTTCTTCCCGACGGCAGCAGCACCATGCGTGAGCTGGAACGTGTGGTCATGCTCCGTGTGGTAGACGAGTTCTGGATGGAGCATATCGATGTAATGGCGGATCTGAAGGATAGTGTGTTCCTGCAGGCCTACGCAAACCAGAAGCCCATCGATGTATACAAGAAGGAAGGCTTCGAGATGTTCGAGGAAATGAACGACGGCATCCGCAAGGAGACTGTCCGCCGTATGTTCACCGTACAGGTACGTCAGAACGAGACCATCGAGCGCAAGGCGGTTGCCAAGGCCAATACCCCCGCGGGGGATGGCACCGTGAAGAAGGCTCCCGTGAAGCGTGCCAAGAAAATCGGCAGAAACGATCCCTGCCCCTGCGGCAAGAAGCGTCCCAACGGCCTGCCTATGAAATATAAGGAATGTTGTGGTCGATGA